GAATCATAGTATCGGAAATATTCATTTGCCAACGCACCGAACAGTGAGTTCAACTGAATCTTTCTTGCCATCTGAAAGTTATTATACTTTGAGATGTCGTTCTTTAGTTTAGGATTTTTAGTTTGCTCATATTCTTTCTGAGCGATGATCATCAGTTTCTTATATTTCTGTCGGTCATCGAAAAACTTCTGAACAATCTCGGGAAACATGCCTATCTTTTTACGAGTGAAGCAATAACCATTCGCAGTCATGCAATGATCAGCATCCTTGAGATCATCGAGGTCATACTTTTGACCGAGCAACCCCTTCACTGTTGTATCTTTTGCACCATTCTGAACGATAGTTTCAGGTGATTGATTATACTGCATGATGATTGATGGATACAGCGATGTAGCATCAAAGGAAACAACCCAGTCATACCTTCCTGGTTTTGGTTCTTGCACATACGCACCTTCAATAGTCCTACCCCTGTTTTCTTTCTTCTGGGGTATCTGAATGTTTTTATCATGTAGGTGATTGTAAATGATACAATCCCACGTACGAACCTGTGAGAAAACATCTGTATAATTGCACTTACCATCGTATGCCATTGTAAGCACAAGTTCAATCAGTTTCATCTTGCGCTCAAGTTCATCAACGATCTCAACGTCGATGATGTTATACTCTACGAACCGTGTCCAGTCTTTTGTATAGAACTCGCGGAATGTCTCATACGGATGCTCAAGTTTCTTCTTACCAAGTTCTTCCTTGGCGATATGATCCAACTTATAACTCTCTTGACGAACGTATGTAAACTTCTTATAGAGATCGAGATAGTCGATAACTGCGACACCAGTAATATCATATGAGATATGTTCGCGACCCATGATTGTCAAATTCTTACGACGAACCAGACCCCATGGCGAGAACTTCTTGCGCATGGTTGTATCTTCTTCGGTGCAGAACAGACGATCTATCCGAGAGATTAGATACGCAATGTCGAACAGTTCACAGTTCCAACCTGTGATAATATCTGGATGATCATCAGAATAGAAACGCAGAAAGGTTTCTAGCAAGTCACGTTCATCATCACATTTTACATAGAGAAACTTGTTGCCAGCATCCCTCAGGGTCTGAACAATCTCAGAATTCTTATCATCAAAATCACCACAACCGAATGTGGTAATCTGTCGAGTAATAAGATTCTTGACCGTGATCAAGAGAACACTTTCAATAGGATTGTTTACATCAGGAAACCCATGCTCGGCAGAGGTCTCGATATCGATAGTCTGAATATTAAGTTGAGATATATCCCACTGAATTTCTCCAGGATACTTCTTTGTGATGTATTGGTAACCATAGTTGGTCTGCCCAAAGATCTCAAAGTTGTCTACTTGACCATAGGTCTGGACAAACTGCTTGGCAGCATTGTTATCTTCAAACTCAATTGGTTGAAGATCGTCACCATATAACGTCTTGTATTGTGTTTTTTCACCACCCTTGGATTTTACAAACAGGGTGGGACTGAAGTCATCTCGTTTGGTGAAGCGCACACCGTTATGTACTCCACGGACAAGAACCTTGGAACCATACTGGTGTGCGCATGTATAAAATTTCATGTAAATCCCTCATCATCAAATACTACTATACCATAAAACATAACAAAAGTAAAGGGATTTACCGTAACTTATATCCTATCTTTGCTTCTAGATCTTCCAGTTTCATAGTTGAAACCTGCGACTTGGGAACTAGATTGTCTACGATATAGACTGCAACATTTCCACTCTCGAAAAATGCAACCTTATAGAGAAAGTCTGGAACAGGAACTTTACTCTTACCAATCAATGTTGGATTCTTAGAGTAATGTGCACCAGTCACAACCCACTTGAAGGGAACTGACCGAACACGCTCTTCAAGATTCTTCCATGCTATGCGATTGACCGAAGGCAACTGTGGAGTCATGTTCGTCATCAAGAAGGTGTCTGACATTTCATTGGCATCGTCTGCGTTTGCAGCAGGAACCATGTGCCCACGATCGTAACCAGAGTTGGTGTAGTCAGCATGGGTTGGCGAATCAGCGATACGCTTATCTGGACGGAAGTCGTCAGTACGTGGAGTTTTCTTTGCTCGTTCCTGCGCAATCTCAGTCGAGAAAACATTTGCATTGCGGTTGTCATCATACACAATTGCGAAGAAAGAGTTGCAGAGAACCTTGGTGTTTGGTACTACGATTTCCTTACCGTTCGGATAGAACTGATCACAAGGAGAAGCGAATGCTGTCCCTGGAATCAGGAATAATGCGAGAGCGATTAATGGTTTCATATGATAATCTTACTTTCTGGAACAACCAGACCTGAACCGTAGCGAGTATTATACTCGTTTAACATGCCAGTCTCTGGTTCAAAAACTGTGATAACTGCACCAGAACGAAGAGGAACCATGTCATCTTTCGCGTACGGGCAGAATGGTGCTAGTCCTATACCGAATTGATTATTCTGATTAGGAATCATCATGATCTGCATAGGTTTCTTTAAAACAATAAGACCGTCGATTGACTCGTCGATATCAGCGATAATTTCATCGCCACTTAATAACTTCACACATCTAATATTGCTCATGTATTCACCTTCATTGTTATTGGTGGGTGAGAATTAATCCCACCCACCAGATTTAAATTACTTTGTTTTACCTTCTGCTAAGAATTCGGCAGCTTGCGATGGATACTCATTATCCTCATCACTGATGTCGATTTTCTTTGCTTTCTTTTCTTCTGGAATGAATGCTTCCAACCAAATTTTTAGCATACCATTTACCAGCGAAGAACTCTTTACTTCAACATTGTCAGCGAGAGTGAATTCACGCTTGAATCCTCGCTCAGCAATTCCCTTGTAAAGATATTCAGTGGATTCAGGCGAGTCACACTTTCCTTGGATGGACAACTTGCCTTCTTGCAATTCAATATCAATCTCCGACTTACCGAAACCAGCAACTGCCAGTTCGATTACGTAGCGATTCTCATCGACTTTCTTGATATTGTATGGGGGATACTTAATTGGCATCATCAGTGTCGATTGATCAGCAATATCTGCTAACCTTTTCATGACGCGATCAGCGCCAACAAAATAACGGTCGATGTGCGGTAAACTTGTTGTATCAAATTTCATATTTTGCTCCTATTAAGCGAGTGTTAAAAAGGTGCCATCCGAAGCATGGCACCTTCTATTTATACTATACTTTTAGAAGAAAGTCAATTATTTTTTACGACCAATGTTATATTTCTGAACGAGTTCCCATTCAGTTTTTTCTTTGAACGCAATTACTTTAATCTGATTTAGTGGTGCTTTATCCTCATGAATCTCAGGATTTAGAATAGTGATTAATCCCCAATCCGAAAGAAGATGTGCTACCGTGTTTCTGCGTTGTAAATCATTGTCACTAAAGTCTGCATCTTTACCATCCAAAGCAAAGAGTTCTTTAAAGTGCACGATGAAATATCTGCCCTGCTTGTGTAGAATGTGACATGATTGGTAAAGAATCTTTTCTTTTCTTGATGCGACACCAATACGGGAAAGGGTCTCGCGAACTTTCAAGAAGTCATCAGGATTCTTTAAATTAACTTCCAAGGGTGCATACCCTGGAAAATCAATGTCAAAAAAATCTTCGCTCATTTTTTACCACCTTTAAACAATTTCTCTTTTATGTATTCTTTTTGTTCTTCAGAGAGAATTGTGAGTGCTTGGCGAGCTTTATCATTGCTATAACCATAATACTCTTTCACCATCTCCACATCGGCATCGTCTTCGATTTTGATCCATTTATCAAACCGCTTTCTAGCACGAATAGTATTTATAAGATACAGGTTTTGCATGCTCTTATCGAGATGGGGTCGGCAGTTCATTTCATTTGCAGGGTGGACAGTATCAATACTGAATGTCAACCCACGATTAATGATCCAAGGATTGTATTGTTTCTCAGACCAATCATCAACAATTAGATTCTTCTTTTCATAGTTTATATCTTTGATAAAGTCAAAGGGAGATATACCCTTCTTCTTTTCCTTGTACTCCTCAGCATCATATTCAACTTTCGGAGCACCCAATCCATCGAGTACTCCGTCCATTATTTCCACTCCATCCCTGCCATGATTTCAGCAAGACAAGCAACCAGATTGATCTCAGGATTAGCAGCGAACGCTGCCTTATACTGATAATCTGCAAGCAGCAGAACCAACTGCGAAGGATACTTGACGTCATCTAGAATGGTGTCATAGATCTTGCGGAAGATAAGATTTGGGTCATTGTCAATGTTATCGACCACCCAGTTACGCATCTTCTTGAAGTCCTTGCTCTTCAACGAGGCAACAAGTTCTTTCATGTTGACTTCTTGAACATTGACGAGGATACCTTCATCAATAGTTCCAGAAACACTGTAACGTTGCAGTTCGTTTAGGACACGGCGATAGTCAGGGAAATGCTTCTTGAGAACTTCGGCAACAACCTTCTCATCGAATGTTACATTCTCAGTTGCAAGAATGTCAGACAGACGCTTCATGAAACGACCTGCCATCTTAGGACGATCTGCCTTGGTCAACTTAAATTCGATGACAGCAGTTCGACTATGAAGAGGAGCAATGATTCGGTTCTTAAAGTTACATGTGAAGATAAACCGACAGTTGTTTGCGAACTCTTCAATGAATGCACGCAACGCTGGTTGGGTGGAGTTTGGATTCAGATAGTCTGCCTCATCAAGAATAACTACCTTAGTCTTACCACCAAAGGAAACTGATGAAGCGAACTCTCGAATCTTAGTACGAAGAACATCAATACCAGACTCTTCGGATCCGTTAATGATGATGTAATCACACCCAAGTTCTTCGCAAATTGCTCGAGCAATCGTAGTCTTACCAACACCTGCTGAACCACAGAGAAGCATGTTAGGGATTTCACCAGTCGCGACGAACTCGCGAAATGTCTTCAGTTGATCATCGGGTAGAATACAGTCATCAAGTTTACGAGGTCTGTAACGTTCAACCCAGAGGAACTGGTCACGATTATTTTCCATAATATTCTCCATAATAAAAAAAATGTCCGTCACGAAGTAAGTACATCCACGGACTCTGGTTTATTAACCAGCATTCAATATTGTCGAAGCGAAGTTACTTCACACCAACAACAAATTCAAAGTCATTCAATACCAGAAACTTATTAAACTGGCGAACAATTTCTTCTGGGTTATTATCAAGTTCAACATCGAAATCCATACTGGTCGAGCGATTGAGATGGTCTTCGTCGCTGTTGTATGGTACGCGAGCACTGAAATTAATTTCTATCTTATTCATTTTTAATCTCCAATTAAACTACTGACGATGGTTCCATCGCCAACCAATACTCAAGGTTCTTGGTTGCATGCTTAAAGTGCATTGCTTTCTTGCGACCAAGAGCAACTGTGTAGTCATCAGTAATGACCTTCAGATTCTCAACCTTGAGTCGACAATCAAAGTCACCAACATCAGTTGTAGTCAGTTCCTTACGATACGCATTGGCACGTGGATTGCTCGGGTCGCTGACACTCAATGTCACCTTACCATCCTTAGAGACAATGCTCATGGTTGGTGCCGAGAGAACGTTCGCTGCCTTCTGTACCATGCTGATATCAGCAGCAGTCAACGTGAAGTCGAAGAATGGATCAATCTCAAGAGTCTTATCTGGAGCAGCGGTAACTACACTGGGATCAGCATAACCATACTCAAACTCAGACTTACCTTCACGAAGGAACATACCTGTTTCTTCAAAATCAATCTCAGGATTTTCCCAGAGACTCAGCAATGCAAGGAAGTTGTTCAAGTCATAGACCGCAAACTCACGGTCAAAACTTTCGGCGACTGTTGCGCGAGACAGGATATTCTTACCTGCACTGACAGTGGAAAGAACATTACCCTGACGAACAAGGATGTTGGTATTAATACTTGCAAAGTTCTTTAGAAGCGCAAGGGTATCGGATGAAATCTTCATAATATATTAGTCTTTCTTCGTTTTAAGTTTCTTACTGTTTTCTTCAGTAAATTCAATTATACCTGGAATAGTGTCAGAAGTCAATAGAGAAGTGGAACCCATGTTGTTCCAGGTGGGAGCAATTGTATAGTCAGGTTTAACAGAAATAGTATCTGAAAGAGACAAAGATGTCTTCAATTCATAAACTTTAGTATTGACTTTTGTGGTTGTTTCGGGTATACTAATCTGTTGTTCCTTGTCGTGCACATGCATCGCAATGATTGCATAGTGAATAACTTTCAACAAATCCTTACGCCAGTCTTCAGGTGTTCCCTTATGACCGTAGCGTTGGGCATATTTCAGGATATTGCCTACAGTGAAACCAATACCATGTCCACCGTCAATAATAAACTCGGTTGCTTGATATTGATTCTGCGAGTAATGCTCACCATAGGTGGCATCAATATACTGGGTGATCTCCCGAAGGAGATCACCCTCATCATACTTGTAATTAATTGTCATGTGTTCTCCTTAGAATGGAACTTCTTCATTAACAGACTGGAAGTATGCGTCTTCATTTACACCATCGTCTGGCACTGCATCGCTGTCGACTTTCTTATAGAGGTCTAAGAAGGCAGACTTGGTGTCAGTATCAAAGCGATTGACGCAAAGTTCGATTGCTTTAGAACGCGAACCGAACATAGCAAAGGCATTGACGATATGCTCAAGACGACGAGTCGAGATGAGTTCTTCAACACCACCTTCATAGAAAGTCTTGCGGATAATATCCGCCCAAGTTACCAACTTGTCAGCGAATTCCTCATCAACGCTGTTAACCTTTTCCATCTTGTTGAGGATAATCTGCTTTTCAATCTTGAGCGAAGGGTATTCCTGTTCAACCGTGATAGCAAAACGCTCAAGGAACGCATCGTCAAGAATCTGGGCAGACATAAACTTACCATCGTCAGACCCACGACCCTTGGTGTTCGCTGTAGCGATGACATTGAACCCAGACTTGGGGTAAACTGTCTCACCAGTTTTCTTATTGAAGTATGGTTTACCTTCAAGGATTGCTTGAAGGCACATCATCTTGTTCGAACCACGGTCGATTTCGTCTAGGATGAGGATAGCACCACGCTTCATGGCAGTGAGAACTGGACCTTCACGATAAACAACGTTACCGTCGACGAGAGTGTTACCGCCAATCAGGTCGTCTTCATCGGTTTCGATAGAGATGTTAACGCGCATGCATTCGCGCTTCAACTTGGCACAGACCTGCTCAATCATGGTGGTCTTGCCGTTACCCGACAGACCAGAGATGAAAGTTGGGTAGAAGTTATTCGACTTTACGACCTTCGAGAGATCGCGATAAAAACCAAACGGGACATAGGTCGGGTCAACCTGTGGGACAAGATTCTCAATCACTGTCTGCAACTTCGGTTGAATAACCATCTTGGGTGTAGCAACGGGAAGTTGAACGACGGACGATGTCGCACCAACCATCAACGCCGACAGGTCATAGGTGCCACGCTTCACGCGACGCTCATCAGTCGCCAACCAAAACGGATACCGCTGACCCAAAGCATCAGATGCTTCAACAAGATCGCGGGTACGGAAAATTCCGTTGTTATTATTACGGGCAGAAAGGTATTCAACCAAAACATCACGATTCATCATAAAAAAATTCCTCACATCACATCATCAATATAAACATTATACCATAAAACGAAATAAAAGTCAAGCCTTTTATTTAGAAATAATCAATTCACGCGACTCAACTAATTCAGAAGAACCGTCATTACAGAAATCATAATATTCAACGGTTTCATTGCGAAGAAGCATAAACCCAGCACCGTTAGGGTACACAGCGCGAAGAACACCATTTTCATCACGCGACCAGTCACAGAGGGCGATCATTTCAAGTTCAGAGGGGAAGTCAACCATAATAAAATTTTCCTTATCAATCATTATATTTCATTCTACCCTAAAATGAGATAAATGTCAAGCCCCTATTTTCGTTTCGGTGAAAATAATTTTATGCGACTGCTTGGATCATCTTATTCAGCAGAACTCGGTTGGTCTGCTTGGTATTTTGGAACTTCTTAAATGCCCGACGAAGATCTTTCGGGTCGCTGCTTTCAGAGTCAAAAACATCTTCACCGATAGTCAACTCGCTACCACCAGGAATCAAAAAGCGATCATCGAAACCAAACGATTTTGTGGTGTGGAAAAACTTTTGCTTCCATTCATTCTTCCACTTTGTGTCAAAATCTTCAGTGGTATTGTGCATACGCTTTGCTGCCCACTTGGGATTGTGAGGAGCGATGAAGAAGTTGATAAGACGTGAACCTGTTGCCTTCTTGTAGAGTTCTAGAAGAGCAACTTGCAGTTGAGTGCGATAAACATCATCATTATACTTAACTGTTACCGAAGCATTGGTGCTTGCATCTGTGATATTGACATGGTGCGCACCATAACGACTTCCGACACTGATATTGTTATCACCATCACCATCGGTGAGGAACACGGTATTGAGAACTTCTACGCGATTTTTAGCACGGAACTTGTCAGCAATCGAACGAGCAACCATGATTGATTCTTCAAGAGGAGTCGAAGCAAGACCCATGATATGAGAATTACGAACGAATATTTCAGCACGACGAGAAGGACGAGCAGAATAATCATACCCCTTAGCGCACATAAGAAGAGTGCGAACTACCTCATTAAACTTAGCGACTGAACAGGTATCGGAAACAAACTGCAATAAATTGAAAGAATTGTCACCAATTTCAAGTTCCTTGTCAGATGAACCCATGCCACTGACACGATTTGCACGCATGGCATCAGACTTGGAATACTTGTCATTGACGACACCATTGTTGGTGAAACCATACACTTCAAACGGGATACGAACCTTACGGCAAAACATCATCAGTGTGACCAACTGTTCAATCGTACCACGCATGTTTCCTGCCATGGAACCAGACATGTCAAGGAACAAAAGCATACCATGGTTTTTACCATTAGGAACAACTGTGTTGCGAGCGAACAAGTCTTCGCTAATTTTATGTGCCCAAACACGGTCAACATCAAGACGACCAGTCTTAGAAGTCTGCGCACGAGCAAACTCTGAAGCGCGACGACGCATTTCAAACTCTTGAACCATGGTGTTGATATACTTCTGGTTGTTGCTGCGGAACTCAGAGAAAACTTCTTGCGCGATTGGGTCGTAATCTACAGTCTTGGTATACCACCTGTCAGAATACACAGTTGGGCGCATGTTTTCTAGAACCCAGTCCATGGGGATGACATAGTTCTTGGTATCAACCTTGCGGAGAATACCATACGCATACTCGCGCGACTTTGAGTCAATGAATGTATCTTCCATGTCGCGGAAGTTTTGATCAGTGATAGAAACAGGGTCATCGTTCAAGATTGGCGTATCATCTGAACCTGGAAGTTTTTCGCCAACATTAGGAGCAATACCACCATCTTCGTCAGTATCAGTTTCTTTGTCAGTTTCTTCTTCGCCGCTTTCGCCAGCGGCAGAAGTACCAGAATCATTAGCATCTTCATCAGAATCTTCAGCATCAGCAGGATTGCCATTAGAAGGTGCAGTTTCATCAGTTGACTCGTCACCCACGTCGGAACCCCACTGATCACCAATCTCTGCTGTGTCACCGTCCTCATCAAACGCACCCATGTCACCCATGAAGTTTGACGAATCAAAGTCATGCTCAGGTTCAGATTTAGCGAGTTCATAGAGTTCTACTGCGAGCGCAGCAACATCATCCCATGTTTCCAAGGCATCAACGCGAGCAAGATATTGATTCTCATCAGCGCTGAACGGTGCATTGAGGAAAGAACCAACCTTATAGTGCAGATTGATACGGTCAATGAGACGCAACTTGCTGAGGTCATATCCCTTAACGCCGAAGAAGTTATTGTCGAACAGTTCCTGATAACCAGCGAAGAAGTTACGACGGATACCAGGAAACTTGTCCTTAATCTTGCGCTCGATACGAGCATCTTCAAGGACGTTCAGATAAGACTTGATACCCATACCACGAGCATCAAGTTCTGAGTGCCAACCCTGAGCAGGTGTGAACAATGCGTGACCGACCTCATGACCGATAAGCAGGTCATAAAGGTCGGACGACATGTCTTTCCAGATGGGGAGGATAAGGGTGCGGTTCTTCAGGTCGAACATCGCGGTCGGAACCTTCTGATGTTCAATCCGAAGGTTCTCAGTGGCGAGCAACTTAGCAAGGGTAGACTTATGGGAAATAGACATCACAGACCTCATCAATTAATATATTTCATTCTACCCTATTGTGGTAGAAATGTCAAGCCCTAAAATTACGTTTAGGATAAATTAATTACAGCGAGTGATGCGCTTTTCATAGTAGTCACCATATCTGTCTATGCCGCTGGTAAAAACTTCGCGACAATTCTGGCGGCGATAGTGATAACCATATTCACGATCATAGACTTCACGGTCAACTTCACGTTCTGCGGGTTGTTTACGACTAGCAGCAGCACCAAGAATAAATGCACCTACGCCGATAGCAATTGCCTCACCCGTGCTAATACGCGAACGTCTATGCTGGCGGTCATCCCTACGTTGTTCCCAACCATTTCCATCTCGGTTGCGTGCCTCAGCAGCGACAGGAACAAAAGCAACACTTAGGGCAACCAAACTTACGACAACAGATTTAATCATAAACTTTCTCCTTCTATTATTCCATTCTACCCTAAAACCCAACAAAAGTCAAGCCCTTATTTACGATATCTTGTCATGGAACCATCATGATGCGCAAGATACGCCTCAAAGTCAACATCTGGATATTCGGTTTTTAAACCAATCAACATGTCAAGATTTGAAGTCGCATCATCAAACAAACGAACACGAGCATACTTGCCTGTGTCGAGATACTGTTTAATGAAAATCTTTTTTCCAGCAGCAGAGTTTGGTGCATTCAGATTACCAGCGCGATGCACATGGATGTCATCAATATCAATACCCTGCTTGCGGAAGGTATCTAGAAACATGTCACGATCGTCAAAGTCAGCACGAGCAGTGATAACAATCATCTTGCTACCCTTTGCCTTTACGTTCTTATGAATCGCGATTAGTTTATTGATCGCTTTTGCGATAGGTTCAGAAGTGTCGCGGAAATGTTTAGCATCGCGAAACTCTCGGAAGTCAAAGGACTCACCAGCACCCAACTTGTAGGTGTTAAACTCTTGATTAGATAACTTACGGGAGACTTCTCCACCCTTCATCACATAGATGAGTGCTTTTGTGTTGAAGAGGGTCTCGTCAATATCCCAAATGGTCAGACCAGCACCCTCTTTACGCTCAAAAATATAATCTTTAAAATTTATCATACAATCAGTATACCTGCTTTTTTAGTAAAAGTCAAGCCTATTTATTCGTTTACTGATTTTTTTCTTTCACGTTTTGGTTTTGGGGTTTCCTCAACGACAACTTCTTCGTCTGGTTCTTGGGCAGCAATACGATTCTTCAATCGTTTCCCAACCTCATCTGCATCTAACCAGATGTCCTTGTTATCAAGCATGGACTTAATTTCATCTGGTGTCAAAAAGTCTTTGTAGAAATAATCAAACAGTTTTTCTGACCAAGACCTGAAGTGTGTGATTTGGTCATACATCTCACCACCCTTACCGATTGTTCCGCTGGAATAGTTATGGAACATGAACATGGTATGGTCAGATAGTTCGAACCTATCTGCTGATAAGAAGATTAAAGTAGCAGCACTCATACAAATACCCTCGACCGAACAGACGATAGTGGCATTTGATTCCTGAATCGCACGAACCAGTTGCAAAGCAGAGAACAAGTCACCACCTTCACTGTTAATACGAATGTAAATTATATCAGTCTCACCTGCTGCTCGCAGAATCTGAAACCATTCAACATAATCTTCTGCTGGTTTAATTTCACCACAGAGATAAAATGTTACAGCAGTTGCTACTGGTTGCTGAAAGAATTTTGCTCTGGGAAAATAGGGCAGATCAGGATCATTCATAGTGTCGCGTGATCGCGGTGATTTTGTCAATTTGTGCATCAATAATTGGTATCCTGTTTGGCCAATGAATATACTCCTTCTCAGGATTCTTCATCAGATTATGAAGTAGGGGAAGAATTAGATCTTCGACTTGTTTCAGTTTCTCTGTAACTTCCATTTCGACGAGTCGTTTGTGTTCAGAGATCATTAGTGTCTGGTCTGCAGTTAAAATGCGAGACTCGATGTCGTAGAGTTTTGCCATGATCTCATCTTTGAGACCGCTGGTATCTATATCTTCTTGGGCATTATATGGTTCTCGAACGTGAACCACGGTTTCGGTTGGATCTTCAAATGTGAATCCAAAATCATAAGTTTTGTTTGACATATTTCTTCAGATACTTTCTTGCTCGTTTGTTTAAAGACTTCAGTCCCATGTCGAGTTTCAACTGCGAGACATGATCAGAAAAGTTTAATCCTTCCATGTGATCAAATTCATGCTGGGCGATTCTTGCAGGTAGACCCGTAAAAGTCTCAACCACATATTCTCCAGTAACAGTCTGATATGAAAGAGTCACTTCCTTGGGACGCTTAACAGACAACCATAATCCAGGATATGATAAACAACCTTCTCGCGCAAGTTCTGTTTCCTTGGAGACAGAAACTACATGGGGATTAAAAACATCCTTACGATTGGTCTCGTCAGATCCCATCACAAAAACCTTAGAATCAATACCAACTTGATTGGCAGAAAGTCCAAGTCCTCGTAGACGTCTAGATTCTTCCCACAATGTATCGGCAAGTTCTTGTGCGTTCTGTGTTTCAAAGTCAAAGATCTCTGGAACCTTGCGTAGAGCAGGGTCTGTAAATTTAATTAATTCCATCATACCACCATTTCACTGTAATTATTTTTCTTCTCGAACTTAATCAAACTGCGGAACTTATCGAACAGTTGGTCGCCCTTGTGACTGATGACGAACACATTAGTATCTTCGCCGACAGTATCAAGCAATGCCATAACATAATCGGTGCCATTATTATCCAGCGAGGAGTCAAATACCTCATCGAGAATAAGCAGATTAGTTGCTACGCTGTTTTTCATCTTAGCGATTGTGCGCCAAGTAAACAGCAGCGCCAGATCGATCCTCTGCTTCTCACCTTCACTGAACGAAGCATAACTAAAGTCATCGCGATGGCGAGACTTGATTGTCTCGTCAAACTTCTCGTCTAGATTAAACTGAACAAAGAAGTCCATGGCAGTTAGATATTTATTTACCAATTTATTGATAACTGGAAGGTATTGCCGAATAATTTTAGTCTTA